TTATTTCGCCTTGGGATTAAACCTGTCAAGTCTCTCTGCTGTTGCTCTGCTGTGTTTTTTGGTGACGTGAGCATATATCTCAGATGTAGTCTGGGAAGATGAATGCCTCAATCGTTTCTGGATGGCTTTCATGGATGCCCCATCCTCGAGAAGCAGTGTCGCATTGGTATGCCGCAAACCGTGTAATGTGACGTACCGAAATCCATGTTTCTTGCAGAATTGTTTCCACATATCCGTGGGGGTAGTGTGGTAGTAAGGTTTCCCAAAGCCTCTATGGAATACAAATTGCCGCTCTCCGCCTAACCACTTATTCATTAGCTTCATTTTATTGATTTTCCACTCTTTCAAATACTCCTTGAGCTCATCCATGTACCAAACAGGCATGTCCACGAAATCAGCTGACGCTTCATTTTTTGGGTCATCAATTATGGCAATGCCCTGCTTTGTCAGAGATATGCTTTCATCAACTCTTAAACGGTTATTCTCGAAGTCACAGTCGGGTATCTCTAATGCCGTGAGCTCTCCGCGCCTAAAACCCCCAAGCATTGCTCCTAGGAAGTACAGGCGCCATTTAGTCGCCTCTGTGTAAAGAGCACGGATTATAGAAATGGTCTCATCTTCTTCATAGTAGTTCTTCCGAGCTTCTTTTGCCCTCTTTTCAACCTTATCAAGCTTGGGTCTCTTAACACCATCCAACGGATTGACCTTAATAAGAGACCATTCTACTGCACATGAGAAGACACATTGAGCAACGTCGAAGATATATTGAACGGTTCTTGATGATAATTTGTCACCGCGCCCATCTTTTCGTGCGCCTGGTTGCAGTAGGGCATGGAAAAGGTTTACTAGCTTCATCGTCTTGATTTCATCAAGTCTCAGATGTCCTAGCACAGGTACAAGATGGTTTTTGACGTGAGTGGTGTACGCTTCATATGTGGTACTTTTTAATTCCCGTACCGCAAACTTTGGAATCCATTCCTTCTCATAGAATTCATTGAATGTCATTTTTGCGGGTTTAATATATTCACCAGCTTCGACTTCTCTCTTAAATCCTAGCAGCTCATCGTTAAGATAATCTCGAAGCTTTTTTGTTGTTTTTAGAAGGGCTTCATCTTCAATTTTAATAGTTCGGCTTTCTTTAATTCTCTTACCATTCGCATCGTAACCTGCCTCGACAATTAAGCGCCAAGAGTTTACACCACGTTTCTCAATAGAAGCCATTGGATCTCCTCCTCAAAATAATAATCTGCATAGTCTAGCTACGTTAGAAGGGAAGCTTAAAATCTTCAGTAGCTACTCTCGAACTTCCTTTCCAATGATTTAAGTGACCCCTCTGTAAGTAGGTAGTTTCCGACCCACAAATAATACAATGCCTCGCATTTCCGTCAGCAATTGTACCGCATTCGCCATCAACGTTACCGAACCTATCAAATGTCGGTCCCGCGCATTTATTTATCAAGTATGTACCACAGATTTTGCAATGCTCGCCTGAGTCATGAAGCTCCTCATTGCTGCACACTGGACAGGTTTGCGGTCTCCCATTTTCATCTAGATCATAACCATCGTATACCATTTCTGTTGCTCCTTTTCGAATTAGTCGGCTGTACGAACAAATAGGGCAGAATTTTGCTTCGTGGTGAGTAAAACTATATCTGCAGTTAGGGCAAGATTTACTGTGTTTCTGTTTGTAGATGAAGTGTTGAAACAAGTCAATTATCTTACCATTGTTAAGATATGTTCTCCCCATTCTAAGACCCGTCCAAAAAAATTTAAGAACATTCTCTGCTGCCGGATAAGATAAATGACAAAGCTCGGATACTCTGTGGGCATCTAACTGCCCTAAGGCGTTTAGTACGTGAGGAGGGGCTAGCAACGCTCTAGCAAAACAATTAGCTTCCTTCTCAATTAATTCATACTGATGCTTCGCTACCGGGTTTCTAGCGATTATTTCTCGATCAATTTTCTGGTGATGTTTAAGTATATAGTGCCCGAGCTCGTGTGCAATGGTGAACCTAATATGGCCTGCGCTTTTAACTGTGTCATTATAAAGGATCATATATTGTTTACTCTTAACCATTTCAAGGCAAACGCCGCTATCACTCTGGTAAAGAGCACAAACATCTCTAATTTCCAAATCATTTTTCTGAGCAAACCAAGTGTAAGTCTTTACCCTGAGATTTTTAAAAGATTTATAGATAGTTTCAAGGGAGATAGGGAGTTCACTGATATTGAACTGTTGTAATAGAGTCAAAGCTACGAACTCTGCGTGGTCATAATCAGGCCTACCTTTAATCATCCTCAGAGAAGGCCTCCTCAAATGCTGCTTTGATCATGTTTAACATTTTCTTCTGATCATTTGAAGACATATTTCTTGCAGCTCTTTGGATAGCTCTGATCTCAGGAGTATCTTCAATTCCATTTCTGCTGTTTATTTGTTCAGGGTCATCAGTACGTCCTAACAAGTAGTCGGTAGATGTTTTTAGTATATCTGCTAAGGTCTGCAGATCTTCACTTGTAGGGGTAACTCGGTCATTCTCAATATGACCAAAATTAGATCTACCCATAGTAAGTCGATCGGCCATATCCTGCTGTGTGAAGTTTCTTTTCAACCGTAACTCCTTGATTCTACTTCCTAGAGACATTATAAATACCCTCCAATTAAAATATGGTATTAAAAATACTTGACGGTATTGAAAATACCCAATATAATTGGAGACATATCCCACAAAACCTGAAGAGGGGGTGTACACTATGAGAGGTCAAAAGAGGGATAGTCTCCGTGAAGCAAGAAAAGCTAAGGGTTTAACGCAACTAGAACTCGCTCAGCTTGTCGGCGTCACACTTGAACATATAAAGAGTCTCGAGTATGGTCGGGTAAACCCAAGTACCCAACTTATGTTCAAAATCTGTAATGCTTTAGGATCTACGCCACAAAACCTTTTTGCAGATGTGGTCTGCGCTTAGGTCTATTATTACTACCCATTTAGTATTATATGTGCTCATCATGGTATTGTCAATACCATACAGATCGGTCAATTTTTTTTGGTATTCAGGGTATTTATAATACCTTTAATTGCAAAGGAGGGTAGCCATGTCAGCTGACAAGATGTTCGCTAGTTTGATTGCTGAGATGGAGGAACGAATTTACCACAGAGTAATGGGTGAACTGAAAACTCATCAACCTGAAGAGCGTCGGCTTTCGATTGTTGAAGCAGCTGAATTTCTAGGAGTATCGCCGGAGACGGTTCAAAGAATGTGCAAACAAAAACAGATTCCACATATCCCTCTTGGTGCTGCCGGCTCTAAGAAACCTAGGGTAGTGTTCAGTTCCTTGACGCTGTTTGAGTATATCAGGCAAAAAGAGCGTGAAAGTATTTCTTGAGAGGAGGTGAAAACGGATGTTACTAGCACTAATAACCGGCACCATTGTACAACGTTTCACAATTTTTGTAAATCAGGAGGTCCATATGCTGAGATCAAAGCTAGGCGGACACTATGCCGGCATCGGCACTCATCGGGCATTCATCGAGGATGAGACGATGTACGAGGACCAGAAGGAGCACGCGGTTCGACTCCCTTCGGATCATCTCAAAGGGGAACGGCTCGTGGCGATGTCCGGGCCCGTGATCAGCTACAACGTATTTCAATTGCTTCCAGACTGCAAAGTCTGCGGGCATAGGATGGACGGCAAGTTCCTCCAGAAGTGGAACGATCGGGACGTATGCAAGCCATGCATTACCGAATTGACCGCGGAGGTGCCTCACATTGAGTACAGCCATTAAGCCTGAAGCGCGGGACCTCGACGCGGATCTAGCGATCTGCGAGGCGGCGACGCGTGGTCCGTGGATGTGGACTTGGAACGGTCTATGCCTATCCCCCGAAGGTGCAGTAGACTCCGGCGATTATGTTGCATGGCTGCAGCACTCAGAGGGTCCAAACGATGAAGATCGAAAATTCATCGCCGACGCTCGCGCAGGCTGGCCGTATGCAATCCGCCGTTCCCAGGAAGCTGAACAGGAGAACGACAAGCTACGTGACGAGATCAACTTGCTCCAAGAGCAATTAAAGCAGCACCGAAGCCACTGCTTCGATTAATTCATACACCAGGAGGATTCACGCACATGTCTATTCAAATCATCATTAACGGCGAGAACGCCGAACACGCACTTATCGAATTATCCGCTTTCTCTGCTGGCTTAACAGGCGGACAAGCTGTCGCGTCAGTTGCACAGGAAGCACCAAAGGCTCCGCGTACACGTTCGACTCCGAAGCCGGAAACAGTTAAGGCGGACGAGCCTGTTCAGAACAAGCCGGACTCCGAACCGGAAGCTTCGCAAGAGGAAGAGCAGCACCAATCCGATCCTGAACCATCCGATGATGAAGCCCCGATCCCGACTGATGTGGATCTGCGTGCGGCAGCTCAGGCGAAGGGCGCAGAGGGCGCCGACAAAAAGGCCTTGATCAAACCTCTGCTGACGAAATTCGGCGTGTCGAACGTTACTGCCGTTCCTGCCGATCAACGAGTCGCGTTCCTTGCGGAACTGCAAGCACTATGAGTCAAGTCGCACATGCTGAACGCGCTCACGCTTTACTAGGCGCATCCAAGGCGGCGCAATGGATATCATGCCCGCCAAGCGCCCGGGTGCAAGAGAGCGTCCCAGACAAGAGGAGCGAGTACGCCGACGAGGGGACACTGGCGCATGAGCTGTCGGAGATCAAGTTGCGGCGCCGTCTGCTCCCTTGTAATTCGGCAGAGCGCAAGCGACTCGATAAGGAGCTCGAGAAGGTCAAGGCTAATCCGATGTACGGTCCCGAGATGGAGAACGCCGTGAACGATTACGTCGAGATCGTCGAAGAACGGTTTATGGCCGCTAAGGCTCGATCTGTCGATGCCGTCATTCTGCTAGAGGAAAAGCTAGATTTCACCGAATGGGTTCCAGAAGGCAAAGGCTCCGGGGACGTGGTCCTCATAGCTGACGGTGTACTGGAAGTCATCGACCTGAAGTATGGCAAGGGCGTTCCGGTTAGTGCGGAAAACAATCCGCAGATTCGTCTCTATGGCCTTGGCGCTTGGTCAGCTTACAACTATCTCTACGACATTCAAGATGTTCACATGACCATCGTCCAGCCGCGTCTTGACTCTATCAGTACTGACATTATGCCGGTTAGTGAATTAGTAGAGTGGGCGGAGACGGTTGTCGGTCCTGCAGCCTTATTGGCTGATGTCGGCGAGGGCGAATTCAAGTCTGGAGACCACTGCCGCTGGTGCAAGGTGAAAGGCAACTGCCGCGCTCGAACGGATGAGAACATGAAGGCTCTAGCTTACGAGTTCAAAGACCCGGCGCTACTTAGCCCGGACGAGATCGGTTCGATTCTCTTTGTTGCTGAGCAGCTAAAGGTCTGGGCAAAGGATGTCGAGGAACACGCATTCGAACAAGCTAAGAACGGCATACGCATTCCTCTGTGGAAGCTTGTCGAGGGCCGGAGCAATCGAGCTATTACGGACAAGGAAGCCGCGAAGAAGGCGCTGGAAGCCGCTAAGGTTGACGCGTCGAAGTACCTCAAGCCGCAGGAGATGTACAGTATCGGTGATCTGGAGAAGAACGTCGGTAAGAAGGATCTGGCGACATTGCTTGATGGCTTGATCGTTAAACCGACCGGAAAGCCAGTTCTCGTTCCAGAGTCGGACAAGCGCCCGGAATTGAACAGCATTGACAATGATTTTGCAGGCGAAGATTTTGAAAACTAAACCCACATTCAAAGGAGCAATCACACCATGGCATCTGATAACACAACAAAAATGGTAACAGGTAAAGCGCGTCTCTCTTACGCAAATATCTGGGAGCCGAAGGCAAACGATCAAGGACAATTGAAATACGGCACGGCAATTCTGATTCCGAAATCTGATAAGGAGACTCTTCGGAAGATCAAAGAGAAAGTGGACGCGCTTAAAGCCGAGGCAACGACGAAGTACAAGGGTAAGCTTCCGCCGAACTTCAAGCTTCCACTTCATGACGGAGACGAAGAGAAACCAGAGGATCCGAACTATGCAGGCCACTTTTTCCTGAATGCTTACGCGAATAACAAGCCGGGGATTGCAAAGCCGGTTGGTAGGGATACGGATGGGAAAACGAAGTTTCAAGAAATCACGGATACGACGGAAGTCTACTCCGGCTGCTTCGCAAGGGTGTCTATTAATTTTTACCTTTTCGACAACAAGAGCAAGGGTATCGGCGTCGGGCTGAACAATATCGTTAAGGTTCAGGATGGCGAGTCGTTATCTGGACGCTCGAGCGTCAATGCAGACTTTGCTGACGAGGACTTCGACGATGTTGACGGAGACGATGACGAAGATTACATGAGCTAATTATTTAAGAGTGGGGATTCCGCAAGGGTCCCCTTTCTCTATCACAACTTATAGGAGGAAGACATAAATGCCTAAAACTATAAACGAATTCGTTCAAGTTGCACATCACAACGCTATCAACAAAGGATGGTATGAAGAGCCTCGAACATTTAGTGAAGTGATTGCGCTTATGCACTCGGAGCTTTCTGAGGCATTGGAAGACTATCGAAAGGGCCGGGGGTTTACGGAAATTTGGTACGAGAAAGAAAATGACTTAGGCATCGTATTTGCTCAAGGCAAGCAGCCTGCTCCTGAATGGAAGCCTTGCGGTATTCCATCCGAACTGGCGGACACTGTTATCCGGATCTTTGATACTTGCGGGCATCTTGGGATCAATCTGGAGGCGGCGATCCGGGAGAAGATGGCCTACAATGCTACTCGACCGATTCGGCATGGGGGCAAGATGCTGTGACCGTCCTCCAAATCGACATCGAGACATACAGCAGCATCGACCTAATTAAATCCGGCGTTTACCGATACGTCGAAGCGGCGGACTTCGAAATCTTACTGTTCGCCTACGCTTACGATGACGAGCCAGTCACGGTTATCGACCTAACAGCTTTCGAGGATCTGCCTGATTTCATCTTGCACGATCTGACTGATCCCGGAGTCATCAAGACGGCCTTCAACGCAGCGTTTGAAAGGACTTGTATTGCGAAGCATTACGGCATCGTCTGCGATCCTGTCCAGTGGCGGTGTACTTCGGTCCATTCTTTATCTCTAGGGTTGCCCGGCAACTTGGGAAGCACGGCTACGGTTCTTAATCTGGTCGCCCAGAAGGACACGAAGGGTAAAGCCTTGATCAAGTATTTCTCCGTCCCGTGTAAACCGACTAAAGTTAACGGTCAACGTGAGCGGAATTATCCGCACCATGACCCGGAGAAGTGGGAGGATTACAAGTCCTATTGTGTGCAGGACGTTGTCGTCGAGCGGGCAGTCCGTAAGAAGCTAGAACGCTTCCCGGTGCCGGAGAAGGAATGGCGGCTATGGGCGCTCGATCAACGGATCAACGATCGCGGCGTCCGTCTCAACCGGGCATTCGTAGAGAACGCGATCGCCTGCGGAGCCCAGTGTAAGGAGCGCATGATTGAAGAGGCGAAGGAGTTGACGGGGCTCGACAATCCAAACAGCGATGCACAGCTCAAGGTGTGGTTATCAGAAAACGGGTTAGAAGCTGACAGCCTAGCTAAAGAGTTTATGGACATTCTGCTAGATGCCGCGCCAAGTGAAGAGACGCGAAGGGCTCTCGAGCTCCGGCAGGAAATGGGCAAGACAAGCAACAGTAAATACGATGCAATGGCTCGTACGATCTGCGCCGACGATCGCGTTCGGGGGATCTTGCAATTCTGCGGGGCTAACCGGACATGGCGCTGGGCGGGGCGGATCGTGCAAATGCATAACCTCCCGCAGAACCATCTTAAGGACTTGGAACTTGCGCGGGAGACGTTGCTTAACGGCGAATTCGATTTTCTCGAAATGCTGTTCGGCGCTCCGCCGTTTGTTATGTCTCAGCTAGTCCGTACCGCGCTTATTCCGTCCGATGGATGCCGTTTCATCGTCTCCGACTTCGCGGCTATCGAGGCTCGCGTCATAGCGTGGCTTGCGGACGAGCTCTGGGTGCTGGACGTATTTCAGGGACACGGAAAGATATACGAGGCGACAGCGGCTCGCATGTTCGGCATCGCGTTCGAGTCCATCGTTAAAGGGCACGAGAATTATCGCTTTCGCGCTCCAGGTAAAGTAGCGACACTCGCTTGTGGATTCGGTGGCGGAAGGGCTGCTCTTGAGAAGATGGATAAGGGCAAGGAGATTCCAGAGGATCAGTACGAGGGCTTGGTCAAGCAGTGGCGGCAAGCGAATCCGAATATCCGGAAGCTTTGGTATCGTGCCGAGGATGCAGCTATGGAAGCGGTACGGATGAAATCGACGGTTAAGTTGGCGCACGGTGTGCAGTATCGGTACGAGGCTGGAACCTTGTTCGCGGACTTACCAAGTGGACACAGCCTCGCGTACCCGCAAGCGGCGATTAAGCTTGATACCAAGTTCGACAAAGACGGACTGACCTTCTTCGCGCAGGATGACCGGAATCAATGGTCACAGCAACGCACGTGGGGCGGAACGCTTGTCGAGAACTTGGTACAAGCCATCGCCCGGGATTGTCTGGCTGAGAGCCTAATGCGACTAGATAAAGCCGGCTATGTCATTCCGCTACACGTACACGATGAGGTCGTGCTTGATGTGCCGTGGGAAAATGATGTGCTTGTTGATGACGTGACATCGATCATGAGTCGGCCTATTGACTGGGCGCCGGGATTACCGCTTAAGGCGGCAGGCTTTGAGACTGATTTTTACATGAAGGATTAGAACGTTAGCGTCCATGTGTCCCCGTTTGACAACGGATCTTGCAAAGCAAATTTTTCCTTTAAATCGTCAACTAATCCTTCCAGATTCCCTTTCACAATACGACATTCAATAGTTCCATAGTGAATGTGCTGTTGAGATTCGATGTTAAAAGCCGAGCCGGTAGTCAAGGTATAACCGCGTGGATCAACTTTTATGATCTCGTAGTTAATATTTGCAAGCAAATGATTCGCGACTGCCGAAGTCATAGCTTCCAGAGTAGTAACCATGCAAGTGTTTTCATCGATTCGCTTAATAGCGATTTCCATAGTAATCCTCCTAGTAGAAAGTGACTCTATTATATGATTTCAGGCAAATATTAACAACCATACAAAGGTGATTATATGAACCAACTTGATCTATTTGCTGGTATCGGTGGGATCAGTTTAGCGGCGGAGTGGGCGGGCATCGAAACCGTTGCCTTCTGCGAGAAGGAGCCGTTCGCTCAAGATATTCTCCGCCGCCGTTTCCCCGGTCGCCCAATATACGATGACGTTTATAACTTAACGCGGGAGGTGCTCGAACATGACGGAGTTATTAGTAGCGAGAGAGGCATCGACATCGTGGCAGGTGGCTTCCCCTGTCAACCTTTCAGCAATGCGGGCAAGCGGACAGGTACGGATGACGACCGCTATCTCTGGCCGGAAATGTGCAGAATCGTTGGAGAGGTTAGACCCACTTGGGTATTTGCTGAAAATGTTGATGGACTCGTCAGTATGGCTCAGTCCAGTTGGGACAGTGTCTTGGAAGACGAAACAACAATTTGCGAAGAAGCGGAAATGGTCATCGAAACAATCCGGAAAGACCTTGAAGCAATCGGGTATCGATCCATCCCAATTGTTATACCAGCTTGCGGTGTCGGTGCCTCGCACAGGCGGTACCGGATCCTCATTGTGGGCAACACCGAACACACTGGACAACATGGGGCAACGTTCGGACGAGGCACTGATAAGGCAGGCGACTACGACCCGAAAAGGCAGAACGAAGCCAGCCAATCTTCGGGAGCAAGTGGATCAGAGGACGATGAGGATGTGGCCGTCTCCTCAGACGAGGGATTATCGCAGTGGGGATGTTCCGGGATCACCGAGAGCTGTTCGGAAACAGGAACAGGGGTGGAGTCCGAATCTGAACGATGCTGTTCTTTGGCCGACACCGAGAGCGAACGATGCAGAGAAGCGTGGGAACATCGCGAACGATCCGAGGAACGGTCTTCCAGCGGCGGTTTTATGGCCGACACCGACAGCATCAGAGATCACGGCTCGAGAGAATATCAAGGTAACAGTAACGGGACGCAGAAAGACGAAAAGCGGCGGGAGTCACAGCATAGACCTGCCTACGAGTGTAAAGATGTGGCCGACACCTCAAGCGGGGGACGATCGGGATCGAGGCAATTTATCCAATCCAGCGATTCAGCGAAGGGTCGAGAACGGAAAACAGGTAAATCTATCGATGTGCGTTTCCGAGAAGAGCGGGCAGCTCAATCCGGAATGGGTGGAAGCCCTTATGAACTTTCCGATTGGTTGGACGGATGGGGAATGAATCCGCTGGATTCCCTCATTAACTTTATTGCCTCTTACCCGCAGCCAGCTTTAATGGGGCAAGAGCAATTCGAGTGGGAGCCGCCACGGGTGGCGACGGGGGTGAAGAACAGGGCAGGGCGCTTGAAGGCATTGGGTAATGCGGTTGATCCGCTTCAGGCGCTTCCGGTTTTATACGGGATCAAGGTTTTGAATATGTGCCTTGGAAGAGTCAAATAGCATAACTGATGTGATTACTTCTTCGTTCTATATTGCATCATTGCATCTCTATTTTGGGAAAGGAAGTAACCAACGGCGTCGTCGGCAAAGGCAATAAAGTTGTTCATGAGATCGGATAGGACACGAAGTTTGGAATTGAACTCGTCATCATTCGGTTCTGCACCAAAAATCAGGTGAAATAAAATTTCGTCAGCGAAGTAGTAACTTACGTCAGTTCGTCGGTTACCATCTGCCAGAAAAGAAGTCCTGAGATCACCAAGAACAGATAAATCATGGATAAGCTCCTGCTCAAACTTTTTCTTCGGTTTCCCTTTTTCCCCATCGTAGTAATGAAAAGAATTATTTCTGATTGGCATGAGTGAGCCTTTAACAAGGGAATCCGGATTATTAAATTCATCATTCAGATCCATAATCATCTTGTAAGTTTCTTGATTTTCAAGACTAAGTCGGCTTACGAATGCTTTAACTTGTTTATCGTTTCGGAATAGATAGAGTAGCATGATTGCTTCCCTAAGATGAGAAGTGCCCAACCGAAAAAGATAGAAGTTTTCTCCGAGAGGCGCATTTCGCTCGAGGGAGCCAATCAAGCTTCTGGTCACATACAGGAGGTCGTTCCTAGCATTTGCAAGCTTGATTATCCAACGAGATAAAGACTCCTCAGGCTTGAAGACGTTTTTCATTAGAAACTTCCATTCATAGTGGGTGCCCAAGTAATTCACTCCTGTTCGATTCGCGGATAACTAAATAGTTGGATGGGTTATCAATGGACACCTAATAATGGAAAAACCCTTCAAATATGAAGGGTCACACCAATCGCGGTGCTAATCAGTCCAATGGTCGCGAGTAGCACCCGCGGAGTGATGTTGAGCTCAAACGTATCTTTCGACATTTTGATATTCATTTCCTACGCTCCTTCACATGGTATTTCCAACAAAGACGGTTTGACCCTCGCAGTAATGCTATGAAAAATCTCTGCGAAGACCGACCTTGTTGCCCAAACAACGAAAATAATTGGTTGGGTATGTATGGGGAGCCTGTTAAAGAGTCTACCAATATTTTGAATTTTAGTGAATACGGAACATTTGTTTGCGTAGGGAGGTGACTCATTTTTGCTCGAGACCATAGAATTAGACATCAGCTTTGGAAAGCATAGAGCCGACACGAACTGGAAGCCTGAGTACCTAACTTGGGATGAGTTCGTGGACAAGCTCCGGAAGGTCCGGCGTACGACCGAGACAATGGCGCAGTACGATAAGATGCAAAAGCCTGCCAGAGACAAAATTAAAGACGGACCTTCTTTCGTAGGCGGACTTATTCGGGGAGGCCGGCGTAAGAAAGAGAACGTCGATACCCGCAGCTTAATTACGCTAGACGTGGATCATGCAGATGATGATTTCTCATTCATCTGTGAGCTAGTGCTGGGTGGTACTGCTTACGCATTCTATTCCACGCACAGCCATCGACCGGAGAAGCCAAAGTACCGACTGATCGTACCAGTGAACCGTGCAATGACTCCGGACGAATATACAGCGGTCAGTAGGAAGCTGGCGGAGCAGATTGGTATGGCATACATGTGTAAAACGACGTTCCATGTCCATCGGCTCATGTACATGCCAAGCTGCTCGAAGGATGCAGAGCCGGTTCTGGAAGTCGCCGAGGGCGGTGCGCTCTCCGTCGATAGCGTGCTTGACCAGTACGATGATTGGCAGGACGTTATGGCTTGGCCGAGGCATGCTGACGATAAGGCGGGACCGCAGCTCGGCGGGAAGAAGGCGCAAGACCCGCGGGAGAAGATCGGCACAATCGGGCTATTCTGCCGGGCGTACACGATCGAAGAAGGGATCGACGAATTCCTATCGGACGTCTATGTCCCGGGGTCGATGCCGAATCGATACACCTATGCTGCGGGAACGAGCGGTAACGGGCTCGAGATATATCCTGATCAAGATCTCGCGTTCTCCCATCAGGATTCAGATCCCGTTGCTGATGGCCGGACTTATAACCTGTTCGATCTGGTCCGCATTCATAAGTTCGCGCACCTGGACGACCGGGCCAAGGAGTTTACGCCGGATGCCAAGAAGCCGAGTCACATGGCAATGGAACACTTCGCCGCCAGTCAGCCTGGCGTTAAGCGGCTGAAGATGTCCGAGATACAGGACTCCTTCGGGGATATGGACGTGGGCGATGAACCCGCTGAGCCTGATCCGGAGGACGAGAACTGGCAGGACAAGCTCGATATGCATCACAAGACTGGGCTTCCGCTTGCAACGTCGGGGAATGTGGAGCTCATCCTATCCCACGACGTATGGCGGAACGTGCTCGCGTATGATGCCTTCGGTAATTCGGAGGTTGTACGGAAACCGCTGCCTTGGCGGGATCGGGAGAGACCGAATCGGGGATACGAGCCATGGCTAGGCGCGGATGACAAGCGTCTGCAGCATTGGTTCTCCAAGGTCTACGGGATCCGCGGACAAGCTACGATTCAGAACGCGTTTACGGAAGTTGTTCATGCAAATAAGTTCCATCCGATCAAGTCATACATCGAGTCGCATAAGTGGAACGGCGTGCAGCGCATCGATTCGGTTTTCATTGATTACTTAGGTGCGGATGATACGCATTACGTTCGCCAGGTAACCCGTAAGATGTTCCTTGCTGCTGTCGCTAGACTCTATCAGCCGGGTTGCAAGTTTGACGAGATGCTAGTTCTGGTGGGGCCGCAGGGCGCGGGTAAGAGTAGCTTACTTGCGAAGCTTGGCCGTGAGTGGTTCTCGGACTCCTTGCGGACGTTTGAGAACAAGGAAGCCGGCGAACATTTGCAGTCGGGTTGGATATTCGAAATCGGTGAGCTGTCGGCGCTTAAAAAGTCCGAGGTCGATGAGGTAAAGGCGTTTCTATCGAAGACTGAGGACCGTTACCGGGTTGCCTATGATCGCCAGGTATCAGAGTTCCCCCGCAAGTGCGTGTTCTTCGGCACGACCAATACACGGGACTTTCTGAGGGACGAGACGGGGAACCGCCGCTTTTGGCCCGTAGACATTGACCCGGCAAAGGCGCGTTTAAGTCACTGGGACCATTTAACGGACGACGTGGTGGGGCAAATCTGGGCGGAGGCGCTTCACCTATACAAGGCGGGGGAAACCTTGGAACTGGATCGGGAATCTGCCGAAACGGCGAAGCTGCATCAAGCTTCACATCTGGAGATTGACCCACGTGAGGGACACATACAAGAGTGGCTAGAAAAGCCAATCGAAGATGATTTCGGCGGCGAGCCCTATTACCATAAACGCGTTTGTGCCGCGAAGATATGGGTCGAGTGCTTGGGAGGCAGAATCGGCATGATGCAGAAATGGGATGCACGTTCCTTGTGCGATATCATGAGGCGCATGCCGGGGTGGAAGGAGTTGTCGGGTCGCGTCCGCGTACCAGAATACGGGCAACAAACAGCGTTTGATAGGGTGAGCATTAAAAAATGAATGATGCATCTGATGCATCACCTATTGAATCATCGTGATGCTATAAGGATGCATTAAAAAGTCTCTTATAGCATCATGATAAACCCAAGAAGGACAAGGGTTCAGCGGTTGCTGATACAGATGATACATTAAGTTTCTTCTATATAAGATATTAATAAATAACCACGTATAGGGGATATGGAATACAGGTTAAACGCATACACCTCTATACGCGTGTATAAGAATCACATCATCAGGGATCGGGTGACAACATGAGAGAGTCAGCACTGGAACGACGACTGGTACGAGAGGTGAGAGCTATCGGAGGGGATGCGCCCAAGTGGGTATCCCCCGGCAACAATGGTGTACCTGACAGAATCGTCATCCTACCGAACGGCCGGACGATATACGTCGAGATGAAAGCCCCGGGCAAACCCTTAGCGCCTCTACAAGCGAAATGGGCGAGGAAGCTTCTTGGAATGGGGCACAAACATTACAAGATAGATTCGCATGAGGACATCGATCGGTTTATTGCCGAAGTGGTAAGCGGATGAAGTACAAACCGCATCAGTACCAGGAATACGCGACGGCGCGGATCATGGATACGCCGTTTATCGCTTTGCTGCTTGAGATGGGATTGGGAAAAACTGTAAGTACCTTGACAGCGATCGACATGCTTCTGAATGACTTTTTCGATGCAAGTCGAGTACTGGTCATCGCGCCGCTTCGGGTGGCAGACGACACTTGGGCCCGCGAAGTGGAGAAGTGGGACCACTTGAAGCATCTGCGGATCTCGAAGGTACTAGGTAGTGTTACCGTTAGGCGTAAAGCATTGAAAGCCGAAGCCGATGTCTGGGTGATTAACCGGGAGAACGTGGAATGGCTTGTCACGGAGTATGGCAGTAAATGGCCTTTCGATATGGTCGTCATCGACGAGTCTAGTAGCTTTAAGAATCCGCAGTCTAAACGGTTTAAGGCGTTGCGTCGGGTCCGTCCGATGATTAAGCGTATCGTCGAGTTAACCGGGACGCCGGCACCAAATGGTTTAGAGGATTTATGGGCGCCGACCTATTTGTTAGACCAGGGGGAGCGGCTAGGCAAGACGATCACGGGTTACCGAGACCGATACTTTACCCCCGGAGCCCGTAGCGGCCACGTCGTCTATGACTGGAAGCAGAAGAAGGAAGCCGAGGAACGCATTTACGAGGCGATCGCGGATATCGCCGTGAGCATGAAGGCGAAGGATTGGTTGGAGCTCCCGGAGCGAATCGACGTACCAGTGCCGGTTAAGTTATCGGACGAGGCACAGGCGTTATACAAGAAGCTTGAACGTGATCTACTTCTGCCTTATCAAGACGCGGACGTCGTAGCGAACACCGCGGCCGTCCTGTCGAACAAGCTTCTGCAGATGGCCTCCGGCGCCGTCTACGACGAGGAACGAGGAATTAAGCTAATCCATGACGCCAAGCTGGACAAGCTGGAGGACATAATCGAGGCAGCGCAGGGTAAGCCGGTCATGGTGTTTTACAACTTCAAGCATTCGCTTTCCCGAATCCAAGAGCGATTCCCGCAAGCGCAGATTCTACGGAAAGGTAAAGACGGCAATGAGGATATACGGGCTTGGAACAACGATGAAACCCCACTTTTACTTTTGCATCCGAAGTCAGCCGGTCACGGTCTGAACCTTCAGGAGTCCAGCTGTCAGACCGTTGTCTGGTATGACCAGATATGGAGCCTTGAAGAGGATCAGCAAGCAAATGCGAGGGTTCATCGCCAAGGGCAGACAAGAAGGATCGTCGTCATGCGCCTTGTAGCCGAAGGAACGATGGACGAACAAGCCATCGACGCGTTGGAGCGCAAGGCAACCGGACAAGAAGCATTAATGCAAGCAGTAAAAGCGAGGATTAGCAAAATACAACAAGAGGGGTAAACACCATGAGCGACAATGTAAATCATCCAGAGCATTACACGGCCGGGAAAATCGAATGCATCGACGCGATTGAGGCGGCTACCGAAGGACTTGACGGCTTCGAGGGGATGTTGACGGGTAACACGTTAAAGTACCTCTGGCGTTGGAAGAAGAAAAACGGCGTTGAGGACCTGAGAAAAGCCCGTTGGTACTTGGACAAGCTGATTGAGAAAGCGGGTGATCCGGAATGAGCTATCCGATACCGAACCGTAAGCCTGAACCCAGTTATCATTCCGGACTTATCATCTACCAGTTGACGGACGTCGAGCGAGCTTATCTTGATGGCGGAGAACTGCATCGCATCCCAACAGCGGATCAAAGAGGATTAAAACCAGAGCCGCCAATGCCGTTAGGTACAAAGCTAGAGGCCATCAAGTACGATTCGATGCTTCGGCGATCGTACACAGGTAAATACAAACACGTCACCAAGGAACTCCTTCAACGGGAGTTAGCTTCCGGAAAGTTGCTTAATGATATCGCAGAGGAACAAGGCGTACCCCGCGGCATGATGGATTACCTGTTAAAGATTAATGGACTGGCTTCGAGAGGTGATGGCGGATGACATGGGTCAAGGAGCGGAAACGCGAATACGCAGCAGGCAAACGACAACTAGAGCAATACCGCGATAAGCTTTTGACCGTAGATCCCGAGGAAGTAGCAGAAGAACTAACGATCGTCGAGGGCATGATCGCCGACATGAATTATTCCCTGGAGTGGATGCGGACAGGCAGGCAACCGAACACGCGCCGCGGTGTTGATATCAAAGATGCCTATAAGCGATCGATCCTGATGGATATGGACCTGATGCCGACACCTGAGCCAGAGGAAGAGATTACGATTACGATAACTCAGAAGCAAGCAGCCGTTAGAATCCTGATGAAACTTTCGCCTCGAGAACTGGAATGCTATCTGCTTAACATGTCGAATGGATTAAGCGAAAGAGCGATTGCGAAAGAATTAAAGTTATCGAGGACGACAGTACAGAAAAACATTCAAAGGGCGAAATCCAAAGTCCTGCAAGAGGTTTGAGGTTTCTTGTCGTCCACCTGTCGTCCAAAGTGGCATTAATATATAGGGGGATATATTCGACACCGGATGCGACTACAGTCGCCCAAGGATTCCGGACGTGATCGACTATATCCTAGCAGCACCGATCCGTGCATGTTGATTGTCAGTATTTTGTGTGCAAACTTTAACTGACATTCGGAGGTGCCAAACATAACGACCGACCGCGTATACCAGGACAAGCCTCCTGATGGAACGTTGTCGGTCATCTTATTTCCTGGCCTTCGGGTCATTATCCAGTTGCTTCGCAAGGCCTCCCCTTGCCTTCTCCTGCCGTGTATCGGAACGGTGCGAAGCGGCTTCCGAGTTTTATTACTGGAGATGATAACGTGCTTAAGAAATTCTGTCGCAAGCAAGGATGCAAGAGCTTCGCAGAAGATGGTTACTGTGAACGCCATAAGCAAGAGGCACAAGCATATGACCAATACCGTGATTCATCGTCCAAGCGTGGCTATGATGCCAGGTGGAGGCGTGAGCGCAAGGCATTCCTGAAGGTACATCCGCTATGCGTTCAATGCATGGAGGCAGGCAGGGTCGTCGCTGCTACAGTAGTAGATCATATTAAACCCCACAAGGGTAACAAGATATTGTTCTGGGATAAGAACAACTGGCAGCCGTTATGTAAGCAGCACCATGATAGGAAGACAGCGATAGAGGATGGAGGTTTTGGACGTGGATGATACAACATTAACGGTAATACAGAAGATAGCTTATTTGCGTGAGTTAAGAGCGTTTATCGAAGGCGATACTTTCAATGCTGAAGGAAAATGCATTTGGGTAACTAGAGCGGAGCAGGTCTGTGACTCAATCGAGAAAGATCTCGGAATCAAGACCGAGGATGAGCCGAAGGGGTAGGGGGAGGTTAAATCCCTATCAACTCTTATACCGAAGACCGCGTATCCAGTTTTTGCACGAGAAAATTCGTTTTATGAAATTCTAGCTATTCTATTGGAACTTTTTGTATGGTATCATTCCTTTATTCTGTAGTGGGGGTACCATCATGTCGAAAGAGATCCATTTGAACGAAGAGAAATTTAAGATGATTTCTGGGTTTATTAACACGGCATACCGTGATTATTTAGCAGCTCGTATACTATTTAATGCTGGCCAGTTATACAGGGCAATAATCATCTCAAACACTAGCATTGAGAAGTATCTTAAAGCATATCTTTGGGCAACAGGTAAGCAAAGCAAAATCCATGTTGTTGAAAAGCTATTCGCCGAAGCTTGTAAACTATATCCGGAATTGAATGCAATTAACGCAGAATTTATTAAAAAGATCAGTGAATCTTATTCACTTCGATATTTCGACAACGAAGTATTTACAAAGGAGAACGCCAAATTCCGAATTACGGTTGAACAATATAAATCACTTGCTGAACTAGACTTCACGGTTGATCTATTACAAAATCTGTTAGTTGTTGAGTTTCAAGGACGTAGGCTGCAAGGGATGTATCATGCTGATCGAGAAAGTAAAAATCAGCACTTGTTCTTAAACAACTTTGTTTTATCCGGCATCGATAAAAAGGCTTTGGTAGAGAGTGAACAAATGATCTATCGAGTTCGGGTTAACACAATTGGTGGCATGAATGGTTTGGAAGAGCAAATTTTTCGAACCAAAGATGTTAAGGATGACGGAAAACACTTCTACCCGTACCCATAAAAACAATTAGAGACTGCTTCCTACAGGTGGAAGTGGTTTTTTATTTTGGCAAGGAGGTGGCCCTGATGGGCAGAAACTCGAAACCAGTTGCTCTGCACATCGCGGAGGGCAACCCGAATCGATTAACGAAGGAACAGATCGCAGCTCGCAAGGATGGCGAAGTGAAACTGGGTGGTAAGCTTAGCAAGCACGAACTCGAGAAGCTTCGAAAGCCGACATTCGTCTCCAAGGACAGAGTGGCCAACAAGCTCTGGAATGACCTGATCAAAGAATACGTTTCGGCAGCGGAACAAGGCGTCGAGCTTCTCACGAGTTCCGACGTCGGCATGCTTGCTATGTATTGCAAGACGTATTCCGAATACGAGCGATTGCTGATCCAGTATCAACGACTCGAGAACGTCAAGATCGATGAGCATATCCTCGACGAATACATTGGCCGGGCTAAGGACGTCGACGAGGTCAACTATAAGGCGCTTCGATATCTCTCTCAATTGGCATCGATCGAGGGCATTTTGAAGATCGAAACGGCCATCAACAAGAAGATGGACATGCTCTTGAAAATGCAGGACCGACTCTTCCTCAATCCACTGGCTAAGGTTAAGAACGTACCAAAGCCGAAGAAGGAAGAGAAGCCGGTGAGCAAGTTCGGTAAGTTTGGCGGCGGCCGAGGTGGATAGGCTGCAGAAATATCCGTACAACACGATTGCTGAGATAGACCGGGTAACGGCTTATGCTCAAGAGGTTGTGTCTGGTCGTATTATCGCAGGAATAACCCAAAAGCAAGCCTGCGAACGCCACTTAAACGACCTGAAACGACAGGGTACGGAGGAATTTCCTTACGTATTCGACCCGGAAAAAGCACAAGAGCTTATCGATTTCGCCGAAACATTGACCCTTGCAGAGGGCGAAGACCCGCAGCCGCTTGAGTTATATGGCTTTCAGGACTTTTGTTTCGGGAGTTGGAACGGCTGGATAACGCAAGATGGGTATCGTAGATTCCGTACATCCTATATCCAAGTGGCGCGCCAGAACGCGAAATCACTTGGGAATGCCGTGCCGACATTGTTCTACGGCAATTTCGACGGGTATCAATATCCGCAAATATACTGCGCGGCTACGAAGGAGCTTCAAGCCCGGATCGTCCTGAAGGAATGTATCAAATTCATTAACGCGGATCCGGAGCTCGCTGGAAGTAAATACGATCCGGGATTATTTACCGTTAAGGACTACGCCAGTACGATCGTCTGCAATGAAACGCACGGCGAGATCCGAGCCCTCGGTCGAGATACGAAATCCATCGACGGTTTTCGGCCGTACTTCGCCAGCGTCGACGAATACCATCTACACAAAGATAACCAGATGTACAAGCTGTTGTCCGATGGTACGAAGAAGCTCCTGCAATGCTTGATATCGGTTATCACGACCGCCGGCTTCGATCTTCGGGGGCCATGTTATGAGCTCTACAATTACTGCAAACTGATCCTTGCCGGGGTTCATACCGATGAGACGCAGTTTGTTTTTATTTGTGAGCTCGATAAGGATGACGATATCTGGGACGAAGCCAACTGGCCGAAGGCTAACCCGCTATGGACGGATCAGACGCTTGTCAGCTTGCGCGGTGACGCGATCAAGGCGAAGCAGATGCAGGGAGAAGAACTGCGGAACTTCCTGACGAAGAGCCTTAACCAGTGGGTCCAGTTCGCTGAAAACCAGTATATGAACTTGGAACATTGGAAAGCTTGCGAGAGCGACACAACGATCGAGGATATGGTTGGGAAAGAGTGTTATCTTGGGCTCGACTTATCCAGCGGGGGTGATCTTACATCTGGCGCCTTGGAGTTTCCGATCCAAGTCGAGCAACACCGGAAGTATTACATTCATTCGCATTCCTTCATCCCGTCCAAGCGCGTCGCGGAGCACATCAAGACAGACAAAGCTCCTTATGACATGTGGATACGCGACGAGCTGCTGACCGTCACTGAAACGCTCGGCGGCGTAAAGACGGATTACAAATATATCCTGAGTTATTACAGGGACCTGATTCAAAAATATAACCTGAAATTAAAAGGCATCGCTTATGACCCTCATAATGCGGATGCCTTTTTGCCTGACTTGGAAGAGTTCGGCGTCGATTGCGTGGAGATCGTCCAGTCCGCGAAGAGCCTGAATGACGCGACGGTCGATTTCCGGCTCGAAGCTGAAGCCGGCAACATTATCTACGATCGACGGAATAAGCTACTGACCTGGTCGATGGCGAACGCCAAAACGGTAAGTAATAGCTTTGGAGAGATCAAGATCGACAAAGACGCGGCCACGAAGCGGATCGACCCAGTCGATGCCGTGATCGATGCGCACAAGCTTGCTTTGGCTGCGGGTAAACCGAAGGAGTCCGTCTACGAGCGTCGCGGCATTGTGACTTACTAGGGAGGTGATGACTACGAAAATTAGAATCCCGTTTACTAACAAGATGTTGAACATAAGCGCATCTACCTTGGCTCATCCATCGAGATGGGTAGAGGATTATTTTGGAGGTCGGGAAACACGATCCGGAATTAGGGTTACCGATGAATCGGCTATGCGTGTCACGGCGTATCTAGCTGCGGTAAAAATTATTTCTGAAACAATCGCTTCTCTTCCCTTGAATGTCTACCAAGATAAAAACGGAAAACGAGAACGTGCTACAGATCACCCACTTTATGAGATTTTGCATTACCAAGCCAACCCGGAAATGACTGCATACTCCTTTCGAGAAACGATTCAAGGGCACATTTGTAACTGGGGTAACGGGTACGCTTATATCGATCGGAATGGGGCAGGAGCCGTGACAGCATTATGGCCGTTGCTACCTGACCGGACTCGCCCAGACAGGGACAAAAACGGAAATCTAATTTACTGGACGCTACTTCCCAATACGAATGAGCCCCGTAGGTTAGATGCTTTCGACGTCCTCCACATCCCCGGGTTCGGCTTCGATGGGATTGTCGGATATAACCCGGTCAAGCTTGCCCAGGAAGCGATAGGCTTATCATTGGCTGCGGAAGAATTCGGGGCTACGTTTTTTGGAAATGGCGCTACTCCCTCTGGTGTTATTGAGTACCCCGAGGCGTTATCGGATAAGGCGTTGGAGAATTACAAAACGGAAGCAAGGGCGGCTTACCAAGGGTTAACCAATGCGCATAAGCTGATGATCCTTGAAGAAGGCTTGAAATATCATCAAGTCACGATACCACCGGATGCCGCGCAGTTCTTAGAAACTCGAAAGTTTCAAATAGCGGAAATCGCCCGGGTATTCCGAGTCCCACTCCATATGCTCCAAGAACTGGACCGTTCTACAAACAATAATATCGAGCATCAATCGATAGAGTTTGTGGTCCATACGATCCGTCCATGGCTTGTTCGCTGGGAACAAAAGATTCGTATGCAGCTGATATCCAAGCGAGAGAGGCGAGCTGGTTATTACTCCGAGTTCGTCGTTGAAGGTTTGCTTCGCGGTGATACGAAAAGTAGATACGAGTCGTATGGCGTAGCTTTGGATAAGGGTTGGATGAATCCGAACGAGGTTAGGGCTCTGGAGAATCAAAACCCTTATGAAGGCGGAGACACATACCGCGTACCGCTCAATACGGGCAAGGTAAATCCGGACGGCAGTACTGACTCTGGGCAGGAGGTGAGAAAAGAGAGTGAGTAAACGATATTGGGAAGTCGTTAAAGCGGCAGCGAATAAAGCTGAACTGCTTATTTATGGTGAAATCAGTTCAATGGCGTTTTGGGGTGATGAGGTCACGCCGAAAGACGTAAACGACATGCTGAACGCCATCGGGGACAACATCTCCGAGTTGACGGTCCGGATTAACAGTCCGGGTGGAGATGTATTCGCAGGAGTTGCTATTCACTCCATGCTTAAACGCCATCCCGCGAACGTTACCGTTTACGTGGACGGGCTAGCTGCTTCGATCGCTTCAATCATAGCTTTGGCCGGTAACAAAATCGTTATGCCGAAGGGATCATTAATGATGATCCATCGACCGATGGGCTCGGCGCGTATGTCTCGATCCGAAGGTCTGAGACAACGAGCGGACCTGCTCGACAAGATCGAGAATGAAATGACGGATCTCTATAGTACGAAGTCAGGGATATCGGCAGAAGACATTAAAGTCCTGCTTGAAAAGGAAACGTGGTACACCGCGGAAGAAGCGGTTGCCGCGGGACTGGCTGACGAAGTAGAAGGCGATCTGGAAGTCGCGGCTTGCTTGCAGGGAGATACAGCGATCATTAATGGCGTCGAGGTAAATTGGAAGCAGTTCGCAAACGCCCCGATCCTGCCAAAGGTCGAAAGTCCTGCGGCAGTAGATTACAGCTTCAAAAATGCCGCGAGAAATCGCGAGCTCCAATTGAAATTCAGGGAGGTCTGAAGAAATGCGTGCAAAAATCAATGAACTGCGTCAAGAACGCGCAAGTGTTTGGGAAAAGGCGAAAGCGCTGAATGAAACGGTGCTTGCCGCTAGCAGAGACTTTTCTGCAGATGAGCAAACGCAGTACGACAGCATGATGTCCGACATGGACAAGCTGAAGAATCAAATTGATCGGCTTGAAACCGCGCTGAAAACGGACGAGGAAATGAACAATTCTGGCGGAGGTTCACAGTTCCGTCAACCTCCATCGGGTAACGGCGGAAATGTCGATGCCCGTTCCACTCCGGAATACAGAGCTGCCTTCGAACGATTCCTTGTTAATGGGGTCAACGCGCTCACGCCGGAGAACATTCGCGCGATGTCTGCTGATCCAGATGCCGGCGGTGGCTATCTAGTCACGCCTCAGCAATTCGTTACTGAATTGCTCAAAGAAGTGGACAACATGACCCACATTCGACAGTTTGCCACTGTTCACACACTTACCCAAGCGAAATCGCTGGGCGTAGTTACGTTGGATAGCGATGTGGGTGACGCAGACTGGACGACTGAGCTGCGTACCGGCAATGAAACGGACATCGAGCTCGGTAAACGCGAATTGCGTCCGCACCCGTTGGCAAAACGGGTCAAGGTGTCGAATACGCTTCTTCGTTTATCTGCCGGTGGAGCAGAGGCACTCGTTCGTTCACGTCTTGCTTATAAATTCGGCGTTTCGCAAGAGAAAGCATTCATGACGGGTGACGGAAATCAAAAGCCGCTCGGATTGTTCACTGCTTCTACTGATGGCATTCCAACATCTCGCGACGTTGTGGGTAGCAATACGGCAACAGAGATTAAAGCTGACACGTTGATTGATGCCTTATACAGCTTGAAAGAGGCGTATCAAGTCAACGCTCGTTGGGGCTTCCACCGTGATGTGGTGAAGGCAATCCGCAAATTGAAAGACGCAACAACGGGTCAGTATTTGTGGCAACCCGGATTACAAAACGGCCAACCAGATATGATATTGGCGAGACCGTTCTTCCAGTCCGAGTATGCACCGAATACCCTGACGACGGGACAATACGTCGGTATCGTTGGTGACTTCCGTTATTACTGGATCGTTGACGCGCTCAACCTGGCTGTTCAACGTTTGGTCGAGTTGTACGCTGAAACGAATCAAACAGGATTCATCGGCCGATATGAAGGCGACGGTCAACCGGTTTTGGCTGAAGCATTCACCCGTATTAAAATGGGGTAATGCTCCCTAGCACATATGAACACCGAATGAAGCCGATGCCCGCACGGCTTTTTTATTATGCGGGCAAATAATATCAAGGAGCTGAAACTAAGTGAATCTATCAAACGGGATCAAGATAACAAAGGTGAAAGCTGCTTCTGTTACTGGAACAACAGAAGTCCTTTCCGATGTCGTGGATATGGCCGGCTACGAAGGCGTTTTGTTTTTTACGACGATCGCTTCGTTCAACGCCGGAAATTTTATTAAAGGTCGTCAAGGCACGAACGCTACGGTTACCGATGCCGCAGATCTGAAGGGCTCGAAAGTTGTGGCGACGGCTGACGGCGAGGTGGTCTGGTTAGACATCTACAGGCCTCAAGAAAGATATGTTCAGTTATCCGCAATTCGTGCCGGAGTAACTACGGTATTGGGCGATATTTACGCGCTGCAGTATGAAAGCCGGAAACAAATCGTTGATAACGATGTAACGAATACGATTGTCGGCAAACTGTTGATTTCACCGGACGAAGGAGCAGCGTAAACATAGACCGGGTCAAACCGGTCTTATTCTTTTTTAGGACGGTGAAACGAATTGAAAATAAAAATGATTACTCTGGCTGCGGGTCCAAACGGTGTGAAGCAGCCTGGTAAAGTCTATGAGGTTGACGAAATAGAGGCTAGCACGCTAGTAGATGGCGGCTATGCTTCATACGTGGATTCTCCTCCAGAAGAGAAAAAAGAATCGGCCGACAACTCCTATGATTCTATATCTGGTGAATTGATCGGATATTGTTCGATTGTGCCCGAAAATGTGGGGGAGGAGCACATATTCGGAGATGTTTTGTACGCCTTCGATCGGGAAGAAGAAGGGAAGCTTTACTTCTCTAAACCTAAACCGGAGCCTATCTCTCTCGAATCTTTCACTGAACTGAAGGCTGATGAGCAGAAAGTGCTTCTGGCTGATCTGCAGATTGATGGTGACATTGGCAATGAAGAGAAACGGATTGCGCTCTACGCTGCTTATCTGGAATCCAAGGCGGCTCCTGCCGCAGAATGAGGTGATCCGGCATGGCCGGCTTAAAGCTAATAACTCCGCCGGCCACTGAGCCGGTTACTTTGGGAGAGATCAAGGATCAACTGCGAATCGATCAGGATGACGCATCCTTGAATGCTACACTCGAGCCGCTAATTACCGCGGCTCGGGAGTGGTGCGAAGGTTATCAAAATCGAGTCTACATCACGCAGACGCTTGAGCTCGCTTTGGACGCTTGGCCTTGCACGGCATGGATCGAATTGCCGCGCCCACCGCTGAAAAACGTGACGTCTCTCGTATATACCGACAATGAGGGAACAGCAACAACGTGGGACCCGGCTAACTATGTCGTCGATGAATATTCTTTTGTCGCAAAACTGGTTTGCAGTATCGGTTGGCCATCCGTTAGATTAGCCAAGGTAAACGGAGTTAAGGTCCGTTACGTCGCTGGATACGGCGCAGCAACCGACGTCCCGAAGAAGATCAAGCAGGCAATTACGCTTCTCGTCTCTCACTGGTTCGAACACGGGGAATGCGATCCTCCGCCGGCGGTTTACTCGCTTCTTAACATTGATCGGGTGGTGCCAGTATGAGTTGCACCGACAAGGGTAAGTCGCTAATTGCGCGGCTGAATAAGTGTGTTGTGATTCAGCGACCTGCAGGTACAGTGGACGAGTACAATCAGCCGTTAGATGCGTGGGTGGATGTCGCAACGACCTGGGCGGCTATTGAGCCACTTCGTGGACAAGAGTTTTTCGCCGCGATGCGTGAGAACGCAGAAGTGACGACGCGGATCCGTATCCGCTACCGCCCGGGCATCGATCGCACGATGCGCGTTAACTATAACGGCCTGCCATTCGAGATCCTGCACATCATCAATCCCGAGATGGCGAACAAAGAGCTTCAGCTCATGTGTAAGGAGCGTCAGTAACATGGCACGGGTCGAGGGGATGCGGGAATTAGAACGTGCGATAAGGCGGCTGGGACAAGTCCCGCAACGATCTGTTACGAAAGCCGCTCGTGCCGGTGGATCGATCGCGCTGCGAGCAGCTAAGCGGAACGCACCTGTGGACGAAGGGAACCTGAAAAAGGGCCTTATCATGAAGGCTGAACGTCGCGTGACCGTTGGAAAAAAGGTTTACGACATCATGCCAGATCCGCGAATGAACGACGTATTCGTAAAAGTCTCTGAATCCGGCGAGCGCTCGTATTATCCTGCATCGCAAGAGTTTGGCTATTTGACGGAGAGCGGGCATTACATTCCGGGTTACCGGTATATGGCCCGCGCGGTCGAGGATAACAGCAGAACAATACAACGTAAAATCATCGACACGGCGACGACGGATATCGACCGGGCATGGAGAGGGAGGTAGACATGAATTTTGAAGCAGCATTGACGATTGAATTGGAATCCATCCCCGCGCTGAATAATCGTGTCTACCCTCTCGCGGCGCCCGAGGAGAAATTCAATTTAACGCAGCCGTATTTGATATTCGTATCCAGCGCGGGGCTGAGAACAAGGGATCTTGATTCCTACCAGTCCGGTAAAACGGTGAAAGGCGAGCTTAATGTAATTGCACCACGTTTCGGGGATGTAGTCACGACCATGACCAGCGTCATCGACAAGCTCGTAAGCATGGAGCAACGAGCCATCGGCGGCACGGGCCCGTTCATCCAGGAGATCGTTTATCGGCAGCCTGTTGAGATGTACGAAGACAAACCGAAGCTCTATCGGAGCCTCGTGGAATTTGAAGTTTATTTCTAAGAGAGGGTGATTGCATTGAAAGCCAAACGTTCTGTTGGAACGAAGATTAAAATCGGCTTGAATTTTATTGCCGGTCTAACATCGATTGGTGCTCCAGAGAAGACGGCCGACACACTGGACATAACGACGCTAGATAGCGACGGCGGATACCGCGAGTTCATTGGTGGCTTCAAGGACGGTGGAGAGGTATCCATTTCTGGTTATTTCGATCCGAGTGACTTGGGTCAAACGGCGCTCGATACAGCCTTCGAGGCAGGAGATGCAACCTCATTCGAGATCATCTTTCCTTCCGATCTTGGCGCGAGCTGGGTGTTTAACGGTGTCGTCACGTCGTACAGCGGCGGTAATGCGGAATTGGAAGAAATCGTCGCATTTGAAGCGACTATCAAAGTTAGCGGCAAGCCTGTTCTAGCCTTGACCGCGAGTGCTGGTCTTTCCGCTCTTGCTCTCACTGGCGCAGGCGGTGCGCTTGCTCCGACGTTCGATAACGGCAAGTATACGTACACGTTTAGCGGTGTAACGGCTGCTAGCATTACCGTCACTGCAACGGCAGCGGGCCATACGCTTAAGCTTTACCTCGACGGTGTGTTCTCGTCTGAATTAACGACGGCCGTTGCTTCGGGTGCAATTCCATTGACGCTTAACGTCGCCAAGAAATTGACGATCGTAGCGCAAGAAGAAGGCAAGACGCCTGTTATTTACGAGGTCGTCGCGCTTAAGACGGCATAATCCAAAGCATTGGGAATATCAGATCGCGGCTAGGGCTTAAGGGCTCTAGCCTATTTTGATTGGAGGAAAAATCAGATGAGTGATAACAACGATGTAGTAATTGTAAACCTCGACAGACCACGTGAGCTACGTTTTGGACATAAAGCACTTAAACGATTGTCGGCAGTAACCGGCAAGGGAATGGACGACATGGTCGAGGACGAGATCGACTTTAAGCAACTGGAGGAAATCTTCTTCTATGGTTTGGAGCGTGATGCCAGAGAGCATAACGAGACGTTAACCATGGATCAGATGGAGGACATTCTCGACTGTGCTGAGTCCTACGCTTACCTCATGGCAAAGATGACCGAAGCTCTCCAGAAAGCGACGGGTAACCTTACGGGAAACGGTCAACCGGCGGGGAAGACGGTGAATCAACCGAATCCAAGCCGTGGGACTGGGAGGAATCGCTAAAGTCGGCAATCCGGATCGGCATAAACTTACGCGACTATGACGACATGACGCCCCATGAGCTCAATTTGCATATCATCGCGCACAATGAGCGATCGACGAGCGAATACAACGAGAATCGGATCAGTTCTTATTTGACCGCTTATTGGGGTCGCGTGAAGAGGATGCCAGAGCTTAAAAAGCTACTGATTCAAGAGCCGAAGGCAAAGAAGAAACAGACCGACAGCGAGATGCTTTCGATGATTAAGCGTCTGCATGCGAAATTCGGCAGCGGAGAGGAGGGACAAGGATAATGAGTGTAGTACGGAATCTACTCGTCCGGATAGGCGCGGACTTGTCCGGTTTACGGAACGCCCAAAGGGAAATCAAAAATACGGTCCGAACGATCGGGGCAACGCTCGCGGGTCTGGGCGTCGGGTTAGGATTTAAGACAGCACTCGATGAAGCAATCAAGTTCGAAGCAGCTATGGGGCAGATTAACCGTCTTCTCGGGAATAACGCGCAAGAGTTTACGAAGTGGGCGAACGAGAGCGCTTCGGCTTTTGGTTTTGCTCGGTCCGAAGCGGTGCAGTTTGGCGCGACGTACGCAAATCTCTTGAGCGGCTTTTCATCTGGTACTGCGGAAACGATGCGACGTACGCAGGATCTCCTTAAAGCTTCTGCCGTCGTCGCCAGCTCAACCGGTCGGACGATGGAAGACGTTATGGAGCGGATCCGATCCGGTCTACTCGGGAACACCGAGGCGATTGAGGATCTCGGTCTAAACGTCAACGTCGCGCTGATAGAATCGACGAAAGCTTTCCAGCAGTTTGCGAACGGAAAGTCATGGCAACAACTCGACTTCAACACGCAGCAGGCGATCCGATATTTCGGCATCCTCGAGCAGGCAACGACTAAGTATGGACTTGAGCTCGCCAATAACACCGCATCAAGACAGGCGGCGTTTGTCGCCCAGCTCAAGAATACGCGGCTTGCACTAGGACAAGCCTTCCTGCCGATCTACAATGCCATCCTTCCCGCACTTACACGGTTCGCTACCGCTCTCGCGAATACGATGCAATTCATTGCTGCTTTCTCTCAAGCGCTATTCGGTTCCAAGAAGGCACAGCAGCAAACCAACACGGTTAACGCGCAAGCGGGGGCGGTAAGCGGGTTAGGTGATGCATACGAAAAGGCCGGCAAGCAGGCGCAAAAATCCGTAGCTGGATTCGACCAGGTTAATCTCGTCGGCGGGACTTCTGGCGGAAGTAACGATGCTACAGGCGGCGGAGGCTCAATGCCTGTACCCGATACCGGAGCGCAAGAAGGGATTCTCTCCGGTGTAGGCGATGGAATGGACACGGTCGCTGAGAAGGCAAAGGCGATGGCCGACCGCGTTAAAGCCGCGTATGGGAGCCTGACGAGTTTCATCAAAAGCAATTCCGATATAATCATTGCTTCGTTAGCTGCTGTCGGCGCTGGATTCGCAACTGCGTTTGCTATTGCAAAGTGGGGATCGATCGTTGCTACTGTCCAGAAAGTAGGAGCTGTTATAGCTGCTGCATTGGGCGCAGTATCGGCAGTCGTTTTGGCGATCGTAGTAGCCGTTGCTGCATTAGTTGGCGCCTTCGTTTATTTTTACCGAACGAATGAGAAGTTCAGAGGTTTTGTCGACGGCATTCTCCGTGAGATCGGCGAGGCGGCTGTTTGGCTTTGGCAAAACGTCCTTGTACCACTTGGGCAGTACATCGGAACTGGTTTCGTTGCAGCATGGAATGCGCTAACGGTAGCTGCTGAGTGGTTATGGAAAAACGTACTCGTCCCCCTCGGTAACTTCTTGGTGACCTTTTATAGTCAAGCGATACCCGTAGCTAGGGTACTGAAAGACGTACTTGGGGTTGCCTTCAAGTTTGTTTCCGACGTCGCGAAATCATTTTGGGAAAAGGTTCTCCTCCCTCTCGGTAAAGCACTGACCGAGGTTTTCGGTCCAGCTGTAGAAGCGGCTTCCACAGTCTTAACATTCTTTTGGAAGAAAGTCACGGAGCCATTAGGCAGGTTCATCGGGAATTCTCTTATCGCTGTATTTAGACTTCTGGCGTCTACGATTACGATACTTTGGCAGAGCGTATTGAAGCCAGTAGCAACGTTTGTAGGCGGAGTTTTCCTAGGCGTGTTTAATAACGTATTTAATTCAATCGGCGATATCATTGACGGGACGAAAACTGCTTTTATCGGACTCATGAATTTTATCACTGGCGTTTTCAGCGGCAATTGGTCTATGGCATGGAACGGCATGAAGGCAGTATTTAAGGGCGTCTTTAATTCGCTGTACGGAATCATTAAGCTGCCGCTGAATCTGATTATCGACGCGATCAACAAAGTAATTGAGGGCCTGAACAGTATCAACATCGATGCTCCAGACTGGGTGCCCGGATGGGCCGGGGGCGGAGAGTCATTTGGTATTAGCATTCCAAAGATTCCGAAACTCGCAAAAGGCGGTCTAGCATTCGGACCGACGCTCGCCATGGTCGGAGATAACAGGGGCGCTTCTGCGGATCCGGAAGTCATCGCGCCTCTATCAAAGCTGGAGGCGATGCTCGGCAAGGACGATAACCGGGAGGTTGTTGGCGTTCTTAAGGCGATCTTAGCTGCGGTTAAATCTAGCGGCAGCGGTGACCAGGCAACGATCAGTAAAACGGATCTCGCCCGCGCAGCAGCTACCGGACTCAACGATCTAACCCGGCGATCCGGACGGAATTTAGTAATCACATAAGGAGGCGGCGATATGCAGCTTAAGATTAACGGCGTTGAGATCGCCGCTTACCCCATTGATTTTCAAGTAACTATTCTTGACCTGGACGATGCCGATTCTACGACGCGGACCGCAGATGGCACGCTAAACCGGGACCGTGTAGCTGTCAAACGGCAGATCGAAATGGGGTTTAATCCGCTACCGTGGGCGGATATCTCAGCTATTCTTCAGGCTATGGATGCTGTGTTCTTCGACTTCTATTACCCTGACCCGATGGCCGGTGCATACGTCACTAAGCGGATGTACGTCGGCAACCGTCCTGCGGCAATTCCGATTGTGAAAGGCGGGGTCCTCTGGTGGGACGGTCTTCAGATCACCCTGACGGAGCGATGATATGTATCCAATTTCTGCACTATACACGGAATACCTAAAGCGCCATGATCGCGAGTTTCTGGTTAAAGCAGACATCACCGGCACTGAATACAGTAATGACGTCATCGTCGATTTCACCATTGAGAACAGCCTCGTACTCGGTGAGGAGTTTGAGATCGGGACGACGATCCTCTCCAAGCTAACCATTAAACTCAGGACAGAGGACGTTATCGCGCCTAACGCTCGGATCGTCCCTTACCTATCTCTCCGGTTACCTCCGGAACTAGCTGGCGCGGAATCACCTTGGCAAGACGTGGCCGTCGCATGGCAAGACGCAGCCTTTCCCTGGGGTGGTGCTCAAACGGAGTGGATGCCTCTCGGTGAGTTTTACGTCGATAGTCGGGAGAAGATCAACGATACCTGGGTTTACACCTGTTACGATCGGCTGGTGTGGGCGGATGTGGCGTATATCTCATCGCTTACATACCCGACGACGCAACAAGCCGTCTGGGATGAGATATGCGGCAAGCTCGGATATACCTACGACAGTAGCGTAACCATTAACCCGGCGTATCAGATCCAAGCGGGTCCGGCTGGCTACAGCATACGTCAAGTGCTCGGATACATTGCGTCGGCTAATAGCGCGAGTGTATTTGTTGGCAAGGATGGGAAGATAAAGTTCAGGCGATTTACCGCATCGGATTCAGCAGTATTCGAAATGACCGCATCTGATTATATCCGGGCAGCACAGACTAACCCGGTTAAGACCTATACCCGCGTTGTCGTGATGTACGATACGGAAGACGAGCTGACCTACGAGGCAGGGACAGGCGACGATAATCATACGTTGTTCGTTGAGAATCCGTTTGCTACGCAAGAGATAACAAATGACTTGCTATCGGCGTTTAACGGTTTCTCTTATCAGCCGGTGAACATGGACGCTCGGGGCTTCCCACAGATCGAGGCAGGAGACCGGATCCGGTTCGGTCATAATATTGAAAGTCTAGCATGGCAAGACGCAAACACGGCATGGGAAGATACGGCATACAGCTGGGACGGTTATACGAGCGGCGGGATAACACTCGCATTGCATAACGTGTTCTCATTCAAAGGCGGACTCAAGATGTCAGTCGAAGCCCCTTCCAAGTCCGAACAGCAGAGCGAGTTCGTGGTTGAGGGGTCGCTTACGCAGCAGGTTAATAGGATGAACCGAGACGCTGTCAGACTCGGCAAGTCGTATTACGGTGCTACCCTCACACGGACTGAAGGGCTGACGATCGAGAGAGAGGATCACGCATCCAAGGTCATCCTGAATAGCGATAAGCTATCGTTTCAAGCAGGTGGCGTTGATAAGATTTACTTCGACACGGTTGCTGGCAAGTACAAGTTCAACGGAACGCTCGAAGCGTCTGATGGCGTGTTCAGCGGGTCGCTCTCGGCGGCTACGGGGACGTTCAGCGGTAATTTATCGGCGGCTGGCGGGACGTTCTCGGGGACTCTTGTTGGTGTCGACGGAACTTTCAGCGGAACGATAACGGCGTCTTCAATAAGCGGGGGAACGATCACTGGAGCTCTGATTCAAACGGCAGAATCCGGAATATTTCCGAGATCCGAAATGTCGAGCTCAAATGACATGATTGGAGTTTATGGGTCTATTGATAAATTTATAACTCTTGAAGCTCTTGACCCAGGTTATGGTGTTCCTTTATTGCAATTTTCGAATGGCGCAGTGAGAACAGATTTATACCAGTTTCCAGCTTTGTTTATTATGCAGTCTAATACTGACATGCTCATTGATTCTACTAACGGGGAGGTCAGATTGGGGGGCACTAAAGTTCGGATTGGTTCCTGGAACGATTTAATTAGCACTAGCAATGGAGGTACGCTCCAACAAGCATTGGATTCAAAAGCGGAATCGTCAGCAGTCAATGCAAAGGCAGATTTGTCGTATGTCGATTCTAATTTTGCCTATAATATGGCGTTTGACAACAGCACAAGGAACCTAAAAATCTTCTCAAGAAACGGTGTTACTCTAGCAACGGTTAACATTCCCTAACTAATCGTGATATAATATAACCAAAATTAGGGAACGAGGGATTATCATGAAGAAGATTGTCATAGCCTTTCTTTCGGGTGCATTGTTGATGGTCGGAGGACAGGCTTTAGCCGACCCCCTATCAAACTTTGGTAAAAAAGTAGACGCGGAATATTCAATTGTTGTTAATGGTAAGATGCTCGAAGCAAAAACTGTAGCAGTAGACGGTGTGACTTTTACACCGAACCGTGCCCTTTCTGATGCCATAGGTTACGATGTGGCATTTAAGGATAAGGTTGTTTATTATACCAAAAGGGAGGAGGCTCCCGAATTGTCAATAGATTCAACGGAACCAGTAACCGAGTCAAGACAATGGAGTGCAGAAGATATTCGAGCAAGTATTGAGCTCACAGAATCAAGAGCACGGTTCGCTGATAAAAGTCTAAAATATGCAATTGAAAAGGGCGACGAAGTTGAAATAACAAAATGGGAAGCCTACATTGAAAAAAACAACGCAGAGCTAGCACTTTGGCTAGAACGTAAAGCAGCTCAACAATAAATCGTACGATCAAAGGCGCTCCATTGCGGGGGCGTCTTTTTCGTTGGGAGGAATTTAATATGGCAGTTATCCAGCCTGTTATCAAAGTCGAGATTGACCCCTTAAAGCCTGTGCCGGAGATATGCGCGGTCATCATGGCCGTTACGCGGTATCACCTTTATCAGGAAGAAGCGATTCTTCACGGGGTCCAGGAGGCAATTGAACGTCGGCTAAATTCATTGAAAGGAGCTGAAAAAGATGCCCAATCGGTATTGTAATCTTCCGCCAGCAGTACCGATCAAAGACAGCTTCCCGCAGATCGATGCTGGCTTCGCCGCTGTGCAAGATGACCTCGATAATATGCCGTTTAATATGGCACGCCAAGCTATCATTAACGGTAACTTTGATGTGGCACAGAGAGGGACGAGTTTTGTAAACCCTACTAATGGGGGCTTCCTGTTAGATCACTGGGCGACTTTTTACACGGCTGATGGGGGTGTTCTTCCTACAACCGTTACGCACAGTCAACAGAAGTTATCACCAGGAGATATTCCTAACTCTTACTTCTTTGATAGAACAAACGTTAATGGAGCGGGTAGTGGATTTGGCGTGTCAGCGTATTACTTCAAGGGTCAAAAAATTGAGCACGGTACTCGTTATTTGTGCGGTGCAGGGAAAAAGGTAACTGTTAGCTTCTGGGCGAGAAGCGACATTCCGGGGAAGAGAATTGCAGTAGCCATCCAGCAAACTTATGGTTCCGGAGGAAGTCCAACGGTCGGAGAAGCTTTGACTACAAGCGGTCAAATCATAACACTATCAGCCGTTTGGACTCGATATTCATTTACATTTACAACGAATACATTGGCAGGCAAAACGTTCGGAACGAATAATGACGACTATTTATGGGTTCGAATATTTTCGATGTGGGGAACCACAACAGCGACAAGCTACTTAGGTGGAGGTACTGCCGAAACCTTCGTCGGCGCAGGAAACATCGACATCATCCAAGTCCAAGTATGTGCCGGTGACGTGGCTTTACTATATCAGCCTCGTACATTTGGGGAAGAATTGGCGCTGTGCCAGCGGTATTATGAGAAAAGTTATGATTTAGGGGTATCAATATCTTCAGCAACGGGAATTGGCGAGGTTTACTATAGCACTAGACGTGCTGTAGCGGCTTCAACATCTGGCGTTTTGGTAAACACTGTACCGTTTAAGGTAAGGAAACGAATACCGCCAACAGTTAAACTCTATAGTCCATCCGGTACAGCAAATGCTTTAAGGGTGGACAATGTTAATGATCGGACTGGAGCGACGGCGGGTACAATTGGCGATTCCGGATTCGCTCAAGTTAACTTGGATAGTACCAGTGCAACGACTGTCGGGTTGGATTCATTGATTGAATACCAGTGGACAGCTGATGCCGAACTATAAGGAGGTAACCCATGGACGGATACAACATGTCAATTAAGTTATCCAGACCAGGAGAAAAGGGAATTCATCTCTATGTAGAAACTAATGAAAGGTGGGGATTATCAGTTTGTGTGAAATGTGGAAATACAGTAGATGCAACCGATTCTCGAAGTAAACAACCAGATAGCCAATGTCCCGACGCAGTAGCTATGAACTCTTGAGTCGTGAATATGATTTTCCATTATATAAGATTCCATAAAAATTCCAAATATCTAATGTGTCTAATACTCCCATAAAACAATTAAAGCATTTAGCAGGAGAATCATATCCGATTTTTTTGATGGCATCTACTATTTTAAGAGCACCATTTAATGTATTGATTGGAGCATTTTGATATAAATGTTTGATAAATTTCGACTGGGTTTCACTCGCAGTTAGAAAGAAGAGAGCCAAGTTTGTAGAAACATATTTTTGATTAAGTTCATCATTAATAATTGGTGCAAAATTTTTGTTTGCCAATTCTTTTAACACACGATTTCTGTAATTGAAAAAGTAAGAAGAATCGTATCCGTGCTCGGTAAGTCTTTCTTGTACCTCTAAATCAAGAACAAGGGAACTCAAGGAACTACAGAGCATTGCTACAAATTGGTCATTAACGATATTTCCTATCTCCGGGTATGAGTTAGTCATCTGAATTCCATGGAACAACTCATGTAGAAGATTTGTTTCAAAAACATCTCCATTAAGTCTTAAAGAAAGATGAACAATAAAAGTATCGGTATTATCAATTATTGACCCAAAAGCATTTCCAGCTTCAATACTCCTAAACTCAACAGGCTTTTTAAGATTTGAATAAATTTCATTGATTATACGTTCTGTTTTTCCACTAATTTTTCTACCCAAGATTTCCAAATATATCACCCCAAAAGATTATACCACGGAGGCGAATAAGTTGGACGGATACAAGCACTATATAAGAATTAACGAAGCCGGGATTATCGTCCACGGCTTTTCTTCTGCTTTTGAAGAGCCGAGGGAAGGCGATATCCTTGTTGAATCAGATGCAGGAAGACACTTCAACTTTATGCTAATCGACGGACAAGGCAATTCCATCTATAAATGGGATGGCACGCAAATGGTCGAGCGCACAGCGGACGAAATTTATCCGCTAAGTTATTGGAAGCAGAAAAAAATTGGTATCTTTACGAGTCAGAGAGATTTAGAAGTCCAAGCAGGATTTCTTACCAATGCCGTAGCGTCAACTCCTAATATCCAAATGGGATATGATCCAGTTGATAAAAATAACTATCAGTCGTTGGCTACCATGCTAAACCTTGATCCGACAATATCTAGTGTGCCGTTTTTAACGGGAATTGGGATGGTTACATTTACCCGTGATGAATTCATTCAAGTGATTAAGGATGCCTATAATCACGAAAGTTCCTTGGTGTATAAGTGTCTGACCTTGAAAGCACAGATAGAAGCCGCAGCGGATAAACAATCGTTAGATTCTATCGTATGGTGATCGTATGAAACAGTACGTTTGGAATCTATTAATCTCCATCGACCAGCTAGCGAATACGTTGCTAGGCGGATCCCCTGACGAGACGATCTCATCCAGGATGGGCAAACGTGCAATAAAAGGAGATCGGCTTGGCAGGCTTATTTGCAGGTTCTTAGATTTGTTCGATAAAGGACATTGCAAAAAGTCCATCGAGGAAGATGAAGGGCGTCCTCTGTGACGCTTACGGACGATTATACGCAGTAACAACAAGGGCTCCGCTTCGGCAGGGCTCTTTAATTTGAGGAGGTGGGCGATTGTCAGGGAATGAAGCGCAAGTATTAGCAGACATCCGTGAACGGATGGTCCGGGTAGAGACTAAAATCGACGCGATGACGGATGTAAAAGCGACAGCCGATATAGCAAAGGACATCGCCCAGGAGGCTCACATATCTGTCAGGTCGGCTCATCATCGAATTGATCGAATTGATAAGATCATTAATTGGGTAGGTACAACCATAATCGGAGCAATCATATTAGCAGCGGTTGCTTTTATCCTCAAAGGAGGTCTAACACAATAATGGAAAACGAGATCCTGCAGCTGGCCGCACTTGTTGCGGCTTATGTTGGCGTTTGTAAGGGCTTTGGTTTGAAAGATAAATGGACTCATCCAGCGGCGCTTCTTGTGGCCGCTATTTTTGTGCTCGTTCCTAATGCTGTCCAGGACAAGATCACGCTGATTTCAATTGTTGGGCTGACGGCGAGCGGGGCGTACCAGTACGTCAAGAAGAGGGTGGATTAAAAGACATGGCAAAACTAATAGCCCTATGTGACGGACACGGAATGGAGACGGCGGGCAAGCGGACGCCGCTCCTTCCGAACGGAGTTGTAATGCGAGAGAACGAATTTAATAGGCGCGTCGTGGCGCTTCTGGACGTTCACCTTAAGCGTTGTGGCTTCCGAACGTTGTTAGTGGCTCAGACGGACGTCGACACGCCATTAAGGGCAAGGACGGACGCGGCCAATGCGGCGAAAGCGGATCTGTATCTATCCGTTCACGCAAATGCATTCGGCGCCGGCGGGCTTAACAGTGTACGGGGCATCGAGACGTTCCATCGCCTTGGCAGTGTCGAGGGTGCGAAAGCGGCAGTCACCCTCCATCGATCATTACTCGGCGGAACGAAGCTCCCGAATCGCGGAGTAAAGACCGCAGACTTTCATGTGCTTCGGGAAACGAGAATGCCGGCTGTTCTGGTGGAGTGCGGATTCATGACGAACGTCGAGGAAGCGGCCCTGTTGCGATCGGAGGCGTATCGAGTTGAATGCGCTGAGGAGTTGGCGCGAGGGGTATGTGAATACTTCGGATTGCCGTTTGTTCGTGAGGCTAAAACTAATCCGGTGGAGCCGGCGGTTAAGATGGATCCTAAAGATGCCAACCATATTATCGATAGCTTCGTTCGTCCTAGTCGTGCGGACGCGTTGAAAAAGGGAGATCAAGCCGGAGCTGCTGAAGCGCATCGACTAGCGAACGAGCTGCGGAAAGCATCGGGACAACCGACTCAATAGTGATTAGTCCGGGGGCTTCGGCTCTCGGGCTATTTTCATTTCCTGTTTTTTCCTTTTTAACTCTCAATTATACTATCGAAATATTTATAATATCAGTCTACAAATTCCTGATTTTCCCTTGTAGTATTGGTTTATTACATTAGAGGAGAGATTCTATTGAAAAAGATTATTGGTTTCGCATTAAGTCTTATGATTTTATTCTTGATCGTACCGTTCGGTTCATCTAGTGCATATTCTGGAGGGGCACTTGATGGAAAGGTATTGCAGATCGGAACTTCCTTTACAACAAATACTTCTTCTACTGATTTAATAACTGACGGGGATGAAGGAACCTCTATTACAGTTGCGCCTGGTCAATATGTATGGTATGCGTTTAATTCAGGTGAATTAGCGAAAATTACTCACTATCAGTTAAAAGCATCGGGAACAACTCTTGATATTAAATATGTAAGACTAGATGGTACGAGTGCGGTATATCACAGTACCCCTATTTCCACGGGGGTGAAAACATCACACAACAGCACTTATAACGATATAGTTAAAGTGGGTTTTCAGAATACCGGGTCAACTGCTATAAATGTATTTGAATTTGATTTATTTGTTATTTTTCAAGAAACTGTACCGGCAGCACCTAGCAGTTTGATTGCTATTGGTATGAATGATGCAATACAGCTTTCATGGAATCCGGTATCTAATGCAACTAATTATTCTATTAAACGTTCTATTATAGCTGGCGGGCCCTATGAAGTAATTGCAACAAATATAACTGGAACTTCTTATTTAGATTCAAACGTTGTTCATGGAGAAACTTATTATTATGTGGTATCTGCTCAAAATACGGTAGGAAATAGTGGGGATTCAAATGAGGCATCTGCAAAACTAATTACGCTTGGCCGTGGAATCTTGACAATCACAATGTCAAATGGACTGGAAAAAGAATATGACCTTTCAATACCTGAAATCAATGCCTTCATCGATTGGTATGATGCCAAGGATGTAGGATCTGGACCGGCTAAGTACAAATTCATTAAGACCTGGAACAAGGGTCCGTTTAAGACTCGTACAGAATACGTAATCTTCGATAAGATCCTCACATTCGATGTTGATGAGTATGATGTTGTTACACCTTAATTGGATGTTTACATTTTCTGGACGAACTGATATACTCTAAACAAATCCGAAAGCATCGGTTAAAAATGGCCCAAAGCGGAAGCACCGCCAAGGGCCATTTCTATTTTAAATAACAAATTCCACAAACTCCGGTGAACGCAGCATCCCCGATCGATACCAATTCCTAAACCGAACCCGAGCTTTAATGCCGGGCTTCACATATACAAAGTTACGATCCTCGCCAGTTAAAATGCTCTTTGATACCCCGTAGAATGCTTTCTTGTGCTCTGGCGGTACATAGAGATCAATCATCCCAACTGGTCGACCTTGTTCCTGCAGAAGCCATCCGAACTGATTCTTCCGGTACCCCGCGATATGAAAGTCGGCGTAAGAGTAATTGATTACTTTAATCCAGTCACCGTTTTTCCTGCCAACATACTTACTCTGGATCCGCTTGGCTACAATCCCCTCCAACTTCTTTTCCTTTATGGCGTTGAACATGGATATGCCGGCGCCGCGGATCGATATTACGAGACTGAAATGTTTATTCTCCTCAAGCACTCGGGATAGAATCGCCTTACGTTCTGGCAGCGGCTTACTGCGCAAATCTTCTCCCTTATAACGAAGTATATCGAATGCAAAAAATATTACTGGTTGCCGGACCATTGCCTGCATAATGGCCATCGGCTTACGGGTCATGAATCGCTGTTGAATAAGTTCAAAGTCAATAGACCCAGTTTCAGGATCTATACAAGCAACTTCGCCGTCAAGGACCGCACCGGAGTTATCTTCTATCGGTACGTTGTGCAACTCTGGATATTGCTGAGTCACATCAGTTCTATGCCTAGTAAAGAGTTGAGTCTTGCCTTTGTTCAAGGATATGATCATTCGATGCCCATCGATCTTAGGCTCGAATATGTACCTCTCATCATCGAATGGCGTTTCTCTCTTTTCCAGAAGCATTGGTTCAATAAACATGGAGCATCCCGCCTTTCCCCCTTTAATTGTAGCATCGGAGAATGACGAATTAACCCGGTAAGTTTATGCATAGGAGGAAACCAGGGGAAGCATAATACGCGGTAAAACTGGAGGTGAAATTTATGGCAATGATCGCAATAGAAATCATTTCCAAATCTCGACTGTTTGTCCATACATAAAAGCCTCGTTTATCAATTTGACATCCACAACTACCCCTCCGATCTTACTCGCTCTGTTTTCGACAACAAACTCCAATTTCCTTTATTTAGGAACACAAACCCCTTGATAAGAACATATGTTTGCACTATAATCAGAACAAACGTTCTTATTGGAGGCGAACAACGTGTCAATTGAGAAGTGCATCGGTCGAATCGTAGATATTATTTACCAGGATAGCAAAGGTATCATCACGAAGCGTCAGATCAACGTATACCGCATTGCAGATGGTAAGGTAAGGGCATTCGATACGGCGAAGCAGTCGTTCCGATCACTTAGCATTTCTGGCATACTGGCCATTCAACCGGTGGGTCGTTATGTCGGTTAATATGAAGCCAATTGCCGGCCGCGCATCCATTGAAGAGCTGACCATGATACGTGATTTTATTATGCTCCCGCACATGCTTACAATGAGCGACAAGAGTCTTCAAGATATCCGTCGCTCCTCAAATATCTTGAAGAGATACTTCGAGAAATTCATTCAATTGGTTATGGACCGGATCACGAAGGATCTGATGAAGGTTCGGCGGGAACTCGCGCAGCGGGGGATAAAAGTATTCGATGACGAGTCAGTGGACGGAATTATTTATCATGGGTATTCGTGCCGTGGGTACCAGGATAGGTTCGGCATTATGAGGGAGACCCTGAGAGCGGAGATTAGCTTCCGATTGGCGAAGTACTCCTCGGAAGTACTTAAAAACGAATCAAGCATGGAGGGGCGTAAATGCTAGACGATACATCACGCAAGTTACTGCGGATCCTAGACAGTCACTCCTACGTTCCAGCGATCGCTGAGCTGGCACGCAAAGCAGGTCGTAAGCAGTGGCAGATCAAGAAGGCGCTTAAGGATCTTGCTGATAAAGACCATATCGATTACGATCCAAATCGGCATCACGAGCTTAAGGTTGTTCTAGCGTGGGAGATAGACCCGATTATTCCGCAACAGACCTTGAAATGGTGGGAACATGATTAAACCCCGTTGTGTCCGGGTTTTTGTTTTCTCATCAAAAGTTTACATATGAGGAAATTATAGTTGGAATCAACCAGTGATTCTATATCCAAAATATTCCTTTACATTATTCGACAGCATTCGACTTGTAGATGGGGTTAAATTAAATTAACCTAGAGCATTTTGCTCTAAACATTCCGGGGGAGGTGCGGCACTTAGTCCGCTTGTTTACTTTCTTTTAAACCCCTCATAAAGATCCCTAAAGTCGCAGCCAAGAAGTTCTTCCGCGATATAAATATCTTCTGGCTTCATGGTTCTTTCATTTGCACAGAAATGGGATATCATTCGTTGGGGTCGACCTGATCTACGAGCGTATTCGGATTGGGTCCAACCCTTAGCCTCGATCAACTCGGAAAGCAAACACCTCCCACGGGAGATGTTCAT